GGCGTAAATAACGTGGCGGAATATCTTAACTCCACACCATCTATAGCTGAATTTATATACCAAAAAATCAAGGAGCTACATTGAAAGTCGTTGGTATCAATGGAAAAGAATATACTTGGAATTTAACAGGCTACGATGTATTCAATGATGACAAACGCAAAAGATCAAAGTTTCATATAAGAGCCAGAGTATTACTGAAAGAATTATTCAATAGCTATAGAATACTTGAAGAAGTAAAACTGCCGGGAAGCACAGAACTTCATAGAAAATCTGTACTGTACCTTGACTTTTACATACCTTCGATTAAACTAGCCATAGAGGTTCATGGTCAACAGCATTACGAGTTTTGTCCATTCTTCCACAAAAGTAAAGCAGATTTTCTCAAAGGCCAAACTAGAGATGATGATAAAATAGAGTGGTGCAGACTTAACGATATCAGATTAGTAACTCTTAAATACACAGAAAGCGACGATGAGTGGCGACAAAGAATTAAAAGCGTCTGAAAAACTAGCAGAACATATTGAAGCAATAAATGACTACATAAATAGTAGTAATACAAAATTCTCCTCGTTTAGAGAGGAATATTTATTAGTCTCTGATTTATCATCTGATCAACTTAAAAGACTTACTCAGCAAGAACTATTTGATGCCGCGTATCTTATTTATGGTTATGCAACCTATATTCAAGATGAAATCAATAAGAATAAGGTAGCACTGAGTTGGTGTCATGATCAAATGGAAAAACTAATAGTCAAGCACAGTCAGGATTTTGGTCAATATACCAAGCATGAATCCAAAAAGTATATTCTTTCACAGAACAATTCATATGCTTCATCTTTAGAAAACATGCGGGAAGTAGCAGAAGCTAGACTGCAATCTCTTGATGGCAAAGTTTATGAACTAAAAAGAAAAGCGGACATATTACTTGAGAGGGGCAAACGACAATGAGTGACTTTGATGCATTTATCTCTTCCCTATCGGAAGAACAAAAGACAGCACTGCTTAATATTCTAACATCTACTAAAAATGACACACCCGCCAAGTCGGCACCAAAAAGGGCTGTCAAGAAAACCAAGAAAAATAAAAGCACTAAACCATCTGAATCTACAGAATCCGCCGATGTAGATTCTGATTTCACAATGAAGAGGGCGGAAAGTTCCAATAATCGGAGAAGAGAACCCGTGAAGGCTAAAAAGAATCAATGGGTAGACGAGGGTGAATTCAAAGACTTTGATACAAAGTATGGAGAAAGAACACCACGAAATAGACCCGCACCTAAGAAGGTGGATGTAGATTGTTCGGTTTGTGGAAGATCATTTAAGGTAGATCCGCGTTATGTCTATGGAGAATATCACCGCTGTAGCAGGTGTGCAGGAAAGTAATATATGGAAACAAAACTAACCGATATTGGATCAGAACGTGCAGTTCTGGCTGGAGTACTACAGCATGGCATAGATGGATATGTTGCTATATCTGATATTATCAACAGCGAAAGCTTTGGTCATGTCAATAATCAAGTTCTCTACAAGTGCATAGAGAAAGTAATTAATAATGACCAAAAGGTTGATATACCAGCTATATTAGCCGCTGCTGATCATTTGAATTTGGGCGACAGTATAAATACTCCACAGGAGTTGAAATACATAAAGTCTTTGTTTGATTTTCCAGTTAACAAAGATAATATTTTTAGTTTTGCACTGCAAGTCAAAAAGTTTGAATTTGCACGTAAAATCAAAAAGCTAACCGCCAAGATTCATAAGGATGTAGATGATGTTACCGGATCAGAAACCATTAATGATATCATACAGATCCTAGAGAATCCCGTCACGGAATTTTTACGAGAAGATGACGGCGGGGATACGCCAGAAAAGATAGGAAAGGATATCGCAACTTATGTAGATTTCTTAGAAAATAACAAGTGCGATGTTATTGGTATTCCAACTGGATTTTCCCGTTACGATGAGGCTATCGGTGGAGGATTAAGGAGAAAGTGCGTAGACCTTGTGGCTGCAAGACCAAAAGTTGGCAAAAGCGTATTTGCTGATAATGTAGCATTAAATGTAGCTACCAGAAATGTTCCAGTGTTGATGCTTGATACGGAAATGAGCAAAGAGGACCATCTTAATAGATTGTTATCTGGCATTAGTGGTATACCAATTAATGAAATTGCAACCGGTAAATTTGTTGACGATGATGAAAAAAGGTCTTGCGTTCGCGGGGCTATGGAAATTTTAAGCTCTATACCGTATTCATACATTAGCGTTGCTGGCAAACCATTTGATCAGATTTTGAATCTAATCAAAAGATGGATTGTGCAAGAAGTCAAAACAGATGATACTGGCAAAACTAATGACTGCCTTATCATATATGATTATTTAAAACTAATGTCATCTAGCTCCATTACTAACAATATACAAGAGTATCAAGCACTAGGTTTTCAGATTACATCTCTACATAATCTGTGTGTTAAGTTGGATATTCCATGTCTTTCTTTCGTACAGCTAAATAGAGATGGCATTACAAAAGAAAGCACAGACGCTGTATCTGGTTCCGATAGATTAATCTGGTTATGCACATCTTTTTCCATTTTTAAGATCAAATCTCCAGAAGAATTAGCAGAGGATGGTCCCAATGCTGGTAACAGAAAATTAGTACCCATTGTTTCAAGACACGGTGGCGGATTAGACGATGGTGATTATATCAATATGATTATGCAAGGTTCCCATGCAAAACTAAGAGAGTTAAAAACAAGGAATGAGTTTAAGAATCAGCCAGTTGGCGATACAGGATTAATAGATAAAAATACACTAGATAAGGTAAACGATGGACTTGCAGAAGATCAAGAAGACTCTGAATGAAAATGCAGAGAAGATATTCTCTAAGCTTGGAATGAAGTACGAGGTATTCGGGGATAATATTTATTCAACGTGTCCAGTTCATGAATCTAGCGACAACCCAAGAGCATTCTCATTCTCTGTAAATAAAGGCATCTGGAAATGCTGGACCAGAGATTGTCAGCATCAATATAAAAACGATCTATTTGGCTTGATCCGTGGGGCATTATCCCAATCTCGCGGAGAGGATGTTACCTTTGGAGATGCTCTCAAATGGGCCTGCGACACGATAGAATTGAAAAGATCAACAACAACCAGTACTCCACCACCAAATCAAATAACGGATTTTGAACGCCTTGTGTCCTTTCTAAATCAGAAGGATGAAAAGGTAATACACCGATCTATTATTTTAGAAGAGGGAATACACTATCCATCTAAATATTTTCTAAGCCGTGGATTTGAGGCATCAACATTGAAATATTTTGAAGTTGGAGATTGCACAAACAAGAAGTCCAAAATGTATGATAGATCTATTATACCCATTCATGATGACGAGGGTAAACTGGTTGCTATGATAGGCAGAGCTATCAAAGAGTATAAGTCACCAAAGTTTTTGTTCGATCCAAAGGGTTTTAACAAGGCAGACCTGTTTTATAACTACCACAGAGCTATAAATAAGATAGTAGAAACGCACTCTGTCTTTTTGGTCGAGGGTCAGGGGGATGTATGGAAGCTATATGAAGCTGGCATACATAACGCCTTGGGTCTATTTGGGAAAACCATCAGCAAAGAACAAGAACTAAAGCTGAATAAATTACCCATCACACACATTGTTGTGCTAACAGATAATGACCAAGCGGGCAGAGAATCAAAAATACAAATACAAAGACAGTTTAGCAGATTTTATAAACTAAGCTTCCCAAAGCTAAACAAAAAAGATATTGGCGATATGACAGTTGAACAGATTAAAACATTGATACTACCACAGATAAAAGGGTTATCTCTATGAAGATTATTGGCATAGCTGGCAGAAAGCAAGCTGGCAAGAATACGGTAGCAAATTATATCAATGGTCATGTGCTTAAGCATAAAAACATGATCAATGATTTTGCTATTGATTCCAACGGTATGCTTGTAGTAAACACACAAGATATTACTGGTCAGTCTGGTTTTGGCATTTTTGACGTTACTAGAAAAGATAGTATCTTTGTAGATTATGCAGAAAGAGATTTATGGCCTTACGTCAAAGTTTATCATTTTGCAGACCCTCTTAAAGAAATGGCGGTAGGGTTATTTGGATTAAAACCATCTGAAGTTTATGGAAGCGATGATCAAAAGAATTTAGTAACGAATATTAATTGGGAATCAATGCCAGATTGTCCACCAGATAAAGCTGGGCCGATGACAAATAGAGAGTTCCTAGAACATTTTGGAACTAAGATAGTGCGTAAAATTAAAAGAGACGCTTGGTCAGAATATGCAATAAACAAGGTCGTGGCAGAACAATCAGAAATAGCTATTATACCAGATGTAAGATTTCCCAACGAAGTAGAGTCAATACAAAAGAACGGTGGAGTAGTAATCAGATTGACACGCAATGCTTTTAACAGCAACGCAGAAGCAGAAAAAGCACTAGATAAAGAAAATTTTGATTGGAAGAAGTTCGATTTAGTAATCGACAATCATGCAATGTCATTAACAGATTTGTGTGATTATCTCAAGAACCATTCTCATTTTTGGGGGTATTGATGTTAGTCACATATATTAGATCATCAAGTTACAATAATTACTCGTATTGTCAAATGCAATATTTTATTACCTATGTCCTTGGTCATCAGCCAGACAGCGGTAAGAAAGCGGAGCTTGGTACAATTGTACACAAAGTAATGGAGACTCTAGCAAAATTAAAGAAATATCAACAAGATAATCCAAAAAAGACTAAGTTGATAATTACTGATGAAGCTGTTGGCGAAATTAATATCAAAAAGGCAGACCTCTTCACCGATGATTGCGTAAAGGATATTATACAAAAGAGTTTCAATTTTTATACCTCTGACTCAAAGCACAACTTTACAAAGGGCGATAATGAAAGCTGTGCAGATTTGGTATGGAATACTCTAAGCTATAATGACGGACAATTTGATCCACGATATAGGAACATAGTTGCCGCAGAACCCCATTTCGATATTCCAATTGATGAAGATTGGGCGCATTTTGATTATAAGGTTGGAGATAAAACAATAAAGGGTCAATTGGCTATTAAAGGCACCATAGACCTAGTTACAGAATCCTCAGA